GGCACAATATCTAAACTTAGCCAAAAATATACAACTAAATCCTACGATATTAAACTAATTACTTAACAAATGCCTAACACTACATCAAACTGGGAGCGCCCCTTCCTCGAACGCATCAGGGGCCTAAACCACTTGGAATTATTTAAGAGATTCCCATCTCATACTAAACTATATCTACTTTCCTAGGTAAACAATATAATAAACACTCAACTTCCTGTTTCACTCGAAGACTCATTCTTTCAGCATCATAAGAGACGCTAAACCAATCACACCTACCAGTACGCTCGACTAACTTCGACACCCACTCCTTAAATGTTGACTTGGCGTGGTGGATAAGAAATCGTTGTACGTTGAAACAACGATCTTCTAAATCTCCAACCATATTTTCACACTTAACGTGACGATATTTAAGTTCCTTTAAAATATCCTTAACTGGTAAGGGAGCCAACCAAACTTCCTGTTCGGAATCATACACAAAAGGTCGTTTTAAAAAGGTAAGTTGCTCAAAAGGAACATGTGGCTCCATTCCTTCACCTTTAGATGCAGAAGTAATTGTAACCCCTAACTCTTTAAGACAATTCTGAATAAAAATGGCATCCCATCCTCGTTCTAAAAGATTTTTCTTAACAGTCATAACAATGTCATCACCATAAGTTAACATTCTCACACTTTTATCAAACGCACTCAAATTTGGATTTTGATCTGTATGAACCTGCCAAGATAAAAATGTTGTCCAAACTAAAAATGTATTCGAAATAGAATTAAACACATCAGTGAAAGCATTTCCAGATTTGTTTCCTTGAGTTGACTCAAACACATATGTGCCCATGGAATGTAGAGCATTCTGCATAGCTTCTATTATGCAGTGCCTAACACGCATAGATTCAGCATCACTACAATAATACTCATCAGTTACTAAACGAAAAAATGTAAAACACTCAGCAGGAATAGATCCATCAAAATTTTTGTAGTCAAAAGCATGTCCAACATTTGAATTCTGCAATAATCCTTCAGCATATTGTTTCCATACGGCATCTACATCTCTACCGATACCGTGGTAAAGTTCAAATCCTGCACCATTTTTATAGGCATCTATAAAATGTCCAAAATATTTCCTACACAAATACACGAAATCCAGTGAGGATTGTTCAAATACACGCGTTTTTGCGATTTCAACTTTTGCTTTGGGACGTAATTCATCCTTCATGGAACAAAGGAAAACAAATGCTGGAACTTCCCCTTCTTTCATAGATTCCTCTTTCTCTAAAATGATATCATACAAAGACTTTCCAAAACCATCAAGAACATCATTTTTTGCCTTATCAGAGAAAGCAAACTCTAACTTTTTGCCATTCTCCTGAGGGAGCGGTGTGAATATCTGTTTCTTTCCATCTTTAAATCCATAACGAGACCACAATCCTGGTGACGTCGTCATTCGGATGGGGACCATCTTACCAAAACCATTTATTGCTTCATGTTCCGTCAAAACTCGTGGGTTGACAGATGGAACCTTATTACTAAGATGCCGAGCCATTTGCACTACATAACGAAGCGGAACAGCAGCTATCTTATTTGTTTCCCATTTCTGGGAATTTTTAAGTAAGGGGTCAACCAACTCAGTGTCATCACCACTGACTATTGTAGTGACTCGTTGTTGTGCTGGTACATAGTCACACTCTTCATCACTAACTAGCTTAGGCTCAATAGGAACTAAGGTTGTTTTACGCACAACATGCGAATCATAACGTACTCCATCAACTTGAGCCTCCACCATCAACGGCGTCTGTGAACTCCAAAACTTACTTGAGGTGGTAATACCCTCAACTTTATATTGTCGGTAAGGTGTATCCGATAATGTAATCTTTGGAACTCTAGTCGCCCCCGCAAACGAGCCACATGATGATATGGCCGAATGTATTCCCATTAAGCCAACTCCCGGCATATAATAAGGTCTTCCACAGTCTCCTTTAACTGTCTTAACATGAACAAAATCAATCTGCTCCAAGATGCAATCGTGACCACACACTGGCGTTGGTAATCTATTTCCATTCCAATTAACAACTGAATCATCTGTTGGTGTAAAACCAATCAATACAGCTCTAACACCACCTACATTCTTTGTCGCAATATGTTTGTAAATGTTACTGATATTAGGGAATGTAATTGCCAGCTTACACACTATCATATCAGCAGTCTTGTCCACATCACATCGCTGATCAATGGGAATACTAACCACTTCATCCTTAAGTGCTCCGCCAAGAACTCCGCGCTGTTGGATGTAAATGCTATAACCCGCATTACGGCGAACTATTTCATCATCGAAGAAATGTCGATTTACAACAACGGTAGAAGAGTTAAGAAATAAGCAATGCATACGACTAACCACTACACCACCAGCACTCTTCCACATTATCTTAG